GGAGAATGGAGAAGAAAAGACGGAAAGATGTAGAGTAACCTCTGTTTGAGGGTCTGGAGCATAATAAACGCTCTGCCGCCATGCAAAGTATGGCGAAAATGCCACGAGTGTTGGAAGGGACTTAATCTAATATGGTTACTCTGAGTTACTTTAAGTTCGACCCAAACATCAATGCCATCTGAGATCCCGTGCAAGTCAGGTATGCCTGAACCAGCCCATGATTCTATCCTTGTCCAATGGATATTTTTCTCTGTATTCTTCTTTACGAGCTTCCAAAGTTTAGACTCAGGTTTCATTTGGCGATCCCAGTAGGACTCGAACCTACGACCCATTCATTAAAAGTGAATTGCTCTACCATCTGAGCTATGGGATCAGGGTAGCAACCACATGATAAGAAAAGCAACAATACCCCAGAACAACATCTTTTGTCCAAAGTAAAACAATATCACACTAGGCAACTCCCACCAGGAGGGTGTGATGTAATCTATGCTCGGCTTATCTGTCGGAACCTGCAAACTTTTATATAATGTAAACTTATGATCTTTCATGGACACTTTTTCATAAGCTCTTGCAACTTCCAATACCATAAAATTCTAAACTCAAAGTGTTCTGCTGTAATCATGGCGTGTCGTAACCAACCTACACGATTCCAAAACAACTCATCTGTCATACTCTATCATCCTTATCTATCACATTAATTACTAACTCAATTTCTCTTGTAGACCATTCACCATTAAGTGTTTCATGCCATTGCTCTAACAAAGGAACTAACTTTTTTAAATCAATATCAAGACCATCAATTGTTCCTAAAACTGAATTTTTTTTTCTCTTACCATTAGTCCAATTTGTACCAATGTTATTCACTACGTATTTATCTATATGCATAACTTTCTCCTTTTTGTATTATATAGTCCCAACTAATTAGATAGTCAAGATTTATTTTCTAATTCTTTTATTTCTTCAAACGAAGTTTCTATGCTGTGATCTTCCTTCAACTTTTGTATAGCTTTTTCTACTTCTTCTCTTTCCATTGAGTCAATCGTACCAGTTCTGATCTCTTTTCTGTCAACATACAAACCAACTATCGATCCACGACGATACTCAGCAGCAACGCTTGCTGCATAAGATTTATCTGCTGCAGCCATATCTCTTATTCTTCGTAATGCAGCTAAAGACCTTTGTTCATTACATTTGTTTGCCTCATCCATAGCATCTCTTTCTTTTTGCAAAGCTTCAGACACAAGAGGATATCTACCACCTAGCATTTCAGCGGCTCTGACTTTTGCAGAACCAGGTGCATACCCAGCTTCTATCGCACACTGACGTCCAGTCTTAGTCCCTTCGCCGTGGATGTACAAAATAACAAATCTTCTTTGCAATGGAGTAATTCCTTTGTTGTAAACAAAGTCAGATGATGCCAATGGCATCTTGTCTGGTTCAATCACTGCTATAGATGTTTCTTGCATAGTATTTATAATTTAGTCATTATGCTGAAAAAAGCGCGTTTTTCTAGTAAAAAATAAATAAAAGGTTACTTTTGGTTACTTCTATAAAAATGTAAAAGTAACCTAAAAAGGTAAGTATTCTGCTATAAGTTACATGGTTACCTAGGTTACCTGTATTTAGGATAAAAAATAATTTTAATTTATTATGTTAAAAACATCTATAGAGATGCGTACTTAACCAAATAACTTTGGATCTTCTCTAACTAATCTAAGTGCTTTATCTAAAGCTTCTCTACCATCAATCATAATCTTTTCCCATTCTTCAGGGGTATAGGTTCTATCGTGTTTGGGGTCAAAGAATTTGAAGTGGTAATTACTACAGTTACCGCACTTATAAATTTTTCTTATTGGGCTCTTTGGAAGTTCTATGTACATAGCGTTTAATCCTTTGTAAGGGAAAAAGCACCACATTCTCGGGTAATTGCTTCTTAAAATATATTGAATCCATGACTTTCATACATTCAATTTTTTCATATTGATTAGTCCGTGATGCAAGCATCGCGTCTAGTAAGTCTCTTTGTTTTAAGATCTCTTGATGATCCATGTTACTCCTCTCTTCATAATTTGCCCCCACCTGCCGTAGTTGCAGTGCAGGGGCACTCTTGGAAGGAAATATGAAAAAATCATATTAACTCCAAAATAGAGAAAGAAAGTGGGTTACGCAACTAAAAAGGTATGTAATCGTCCTTAATTATTGCTATCGGTTGGGATCGGATAAATTTTGTAGTTTTCAAAACCTTCTGGCTCAAGCGCTGGGCCGTGGTAAATGCAAGGATTTCCGTCTCCATCTTCCCACGATTGCGGATAATATTCTCCAGCCTTCGTTTCGCCAGACGAGTCACAAACTTTACATTGTTCAATGCTTAGTTCTCCTTCCCAGCTTAGCCTTAGAAATCCGTTCCCTTTGCAATTGAAACATATCATGTTCTTCACCATCCTTATCAATTACTACACTACCTAAATTAGTCATAGTCATAAAATAAAGATCACCGTATCTTTTTTGTATAATTTGTTCAATTCTTAAAAGCCTGGCACGGACCAGGTATTCAGGTGTGGTCCGTGGGTCACGCTTCGCTTTCTTGTTAAGTTTAAAGTATTCGTTCGTAAGACGCTGTATCAAACTATTTTTCATCTATCTTTCTTTTCTTTGCTTCTTGTTTTACTAAATGTGTTATCTGCATACCCGCTGATCTATCATCCAATGCAGCAAGTTTCTTTAATAATACGTAGGTGTCAATTGCCACTGCCACCGACTTGAACTTCTTGATATCCATCTTCATCCTCTGGTTTATCATCGTACTTGTGATTCAATAGCTCTACGTCACCAAGGTCAATTGTTGGTTGACTTAGTGAATGGGCCACGGGCGGTGTAAACTTACGCCCACAATTTTTAGCGAGTTTCGTCCATGTCTCAGCATATTCCTGATAATGCTTCATCATTGGCTCATCGTTAATCATACGTGAATCATTAGCACGCATCATATTTATCTTGGCCCTAGCTAGTCTAGTACCAAGCTTAAAGCCTTCTTTAAATACAGCCTCGTAGTCTTCTTTTAATACAGTCATTACTTTCTCCTATCTGTGTGAGTAGGGGGATTCTTTGACTACCCCCAACCTTTTCGCGACAAATCAACCTATAAAGTTAACGACTACTTCAGTACCACCCTCGGACCCTTCAGGCATTTGCCCATATCCTTCCATCAAGTGTGCCTTACTACCTTGTTACAGTTGTTCAGCCATACTCTGAGAACCTTGCAATGTTCTCATTTAATTGTTTATATAATGTAATTTAATGGGAGTGTCAAGTGCCTAATGTGTTATACATCTTGGTTTCTACACATTTTACTTCATAATAGAATTGTTCAATGCCGTTTTTCAATGCCCATTGCTCTGTATACACCGATTTTAGTTCCTTCTTTACTTGGCATTCTTGCTCGGAATAAGTAATCTCACTAATGTGTTTAATACCTGGACTATTGGGTAAAGATAGAAATACAAATAATACCCAAATCTTAATCACCAGCGTCGCCCCAGTTACTACCGCATTCTACATCTACTTTGCTTGGCACTTGTAATTCAATTGCATGTTCCATGATCTCTTTAATTTTAGACTTATCTTCGTCGCTTGCAACAGAAAAATCTAATTCATCATGAACCTGTATATGTGCCATGTAGCCTTGCTTGTATAACTCGAGCATTGCTTTCTTTGTTTGATCAGCTGCTGATCCTTGTATTAATCTATTTAAAGCCTTATAAGTCCAGGCTCTTTTAATCATATGTTCGCCGTATTCTTGCTGTGCTTCTTTTAATGGTAATGATTTTTTACCCCACTCATTGATTGGTTCCCATTCTTCAAACCTACACCTGCGACCTTCGATCGTAGATAGAAAACCCTTTTTACCTGCCTTACTCATCGTATCATTCATTAATTGTTTAACAAAAGGCACTCGTTCATTGTAGTTAGCTAACATTTCTGTAGCATCTTCTAAATTAACACCAAGTTGTGACATGAGCTTACCTTTGCCCATACCGTAGAATAAACCAAGATTAATTGTCTTTGCTTGTTTACGAGGTATGTCAGCCATCTCGGATACCATTTTGTGAAAGTCAGTCGTGTCATCATTAAGATATGAATCAACAAATTTGTTTGCGCCTAAATAATTTTTTAAACTTGCGTAATGTACAACCAGGCGTGGTTCTTGTTGTGAATAATCAAAGATACCCCACTCACAATCTTTTTCTGGAATAAATATACTTCTGATCAGTGGGCCGAGAATCGCGTGCCGTGCAGGAATTTGTTGTAGATTAGGATTACTATAACTAAATCTACCTGTTACCGTTCCACCTTGGTCGGAGCGCATTTGGTGGATCTCAGCATGTATCCTCCCTCTGTGCGAATGCTTGAGGATGGTATCGATAAAAGTCGTTCGCGCTTTGTTAATCTCACGACACTCGACAACCATTTTAGCAAGCGG